GTTAAAGTAGTTTGCATAAGAACTTCTGATAACCTTCCCAAAGGCACGCTCTTGTCCGTCCTCGGTAAGAACCCTCACGAATACCCCCTCGGGTACGCCTCGCTCGCTGACGATATGGTAGGAGGGAAAGAAACGCTCCCCGTTGACGCTGATTGCGTCCCTGTCCCCTGCATCGTCACAACGGCACTCACAGACGTACTCGTAATCCTCAGTCACAGTCTCAAGGTTTCCGTACTCGTCGTAAACCTTGGTCTGCCTCTGAAGATATAATTTATGGGGTGCATAGGTGAGTTTACCAAACATCGGTCACGTCTTCAATAGTGTTCAAAAGCCCAAAGGTGTCCTCTAACCCGTATTTTGCCCCCCACTTCTGCAACAGGAACTTATAGAAATCTATTAGCTTCTGTCTCGTGAGGGAGAAGCCACTCTCGGATACCGATAAGGGGGCGTTTATTAGGTACGGAATAAACCCGATTAACGCCACCTCAACCTTCTCCTGCGTTTCACTGGAGTAGGCATCGGTAGGTGCAAAATCCTTGAAAAGCTCCGACTCAATGTCTTCACTGTAAGGATACCCCAAGAGGGAAAAACGTTTCTGAGTCCACTCGCCAATCGTCATGACTTCTTCTTTGGTGTCTTCTCTTTCTTTGCTTCTTTTGACTCCTCTTTGGGAGCCTTCTTACCTTCCTCCTCGCAGGGTTCTACCAGCTTAAGGTTTTGGAGGGCTTGCGCTCTCTCTTCGGGGACATCAATAATGTCGCCCTGCTGATAGACCCTTGCAAAGTCGGAAGCGTCATGAAAGCTTATGATAACCTTGACCTTCATATCGTGCTTTCAAAAGCTATAGGAAACATTCATGCTTGGACTGTGGTTGAGTCCAAAGTATAAATTCTATCCACGTTTGAAATCACAGGAACGACACGTGCCTGTGAGCTTGTGAACTCACGCAGTGGGTCGTTGTCACGATATTTGCTGACGAGGATGTAGTCATCAGCACGTTGGTAGGTTACTCCGTCAACGGGGTGTGTCATCTCGGCAAGGTTTGTCCATACCAAATCACCGACCTGCTCGTCGCATACGAAGGTGGCTGAGCCAGTCTTCCAAGGCTTGTGCGAGGTCTGTACACCGTTCTTCTCAGTGCGGATAGAACGATTTACACGGGTGATTGCGATGCCATATTTGCGGAGAAGCACAGTGGCAAGCTGGTCACGGTCAAGGATGGGAACGTTGGCAGCACTTGTTACGGTGCTGTTCAATGCAAAGGCGAAGTAGTTACGAACCTGCTCCGAAGCGCAAGCGTCGTCAATCCACTGGTCGTCGGCATAAACACGGGTGATGGTGTTTCCGTCCTCCTCTGCCTTGTCCATAACTTTCTTAATGTCATCAAATGGCTTGGCGGTAGAGGCGTTGTTGTGCCATGCAACCGTCACACCAAATTTGTTAGCGGTCTTGAAGCCGTAGTCAAGGCGAGTTCCCACCGCACGGTTGCCTTCGGTATTGGTTGCGAGGGCTACACCTGTAGAGAGACCTAAGAGCAGCATGTCCTCAATTCTCTCGTAAATAGCCTCTATTACTTTGGGGGTATCCTCAAAGATAACACGTACAACCTGCTCCACGGGTGTTCCGTTGGCGAGCATAGCCTCGATGTCTGACATCTGCTTCTCATTCAAGAAGAGCTTGAGACCGAGTTTGGGAACAAAGCCTGTAGCCACCTCAAGCGAGTCACGCTTGATAAGGGGCAGGGGCGAGTCCATAGAAACCACGTCGGCAGCTACACGGGTGTAATTGCCAGTGATTGAAGACCAACGTCCGTCTACCGAAAAACGTGGGGTAAGAATATCACGGAAAAGGTAGGTCAGCGGACGATTGCTATCATTAAGCTTGTTTACGATAGCAACAATAAGGCTGGGAAAATATTTCTCAACGTACTGAAAATAAAGTGATTTCTCCATTAGTCAGCGTCCTCCATAAATTCAATCAAAGGCAGGGCTGCCTTCAATGCGGTTAATATACTTGTGATGCTATAGGGCAACACGCTATCGCTCTTGTTGACCTTTCCACGGGTCATAATGCCTGCACCGTCCTTAGCTGCGTCTATTGAAGCGACGAGAATACCAGCGTAAGAGTGACTTGCAGGAAGAGAGTCGTACTCATAGACAGGGTTTCCATCCGAGTCGGTTACGGGGGTGATGTTATCGCCCGAGCCAGTGGTTGACTGCTTTACAGGCATAGGCTTGTAGGTTGTCACGCCATTGGAGGTGGTCTTGATAATCACATGACCCGAATACAGAATGGAAGACCCAGTCACTGCCTTGTAAGCGGATACGTCCAAGTCACGTCCGCCTTCAATGCCATCTACATACTTGCGGATAACGATGCTATCGTTTCCCGTCAAGATTTGCTCATGTGTGGTTTTTGCTAAGTCTATCATTTCTCTAAAAAGTTTTTTATTTCATTAATTTGTCGGCTATTGCGTTGGCTTCCTCTTGGGTGACCTTCTTGTTGTCGTCCAAAATCAAGCCTCCGCCACCCTGCAGGTGGTTGACCTTTAGGTTATTCGCAATCTTGGAAAGCGTGTCGTTTATAGAGGTCTCGTCAGCGTCGTCCGAAATTACGAAGCCCTCGTCAATGCGCCAGTCGGGTATGTTTAACTTCTTGGCGGTGTTTCTGATGAGGTTTGTCCTTTCGGCTTTCGCCTTCTCCACCTTCATGGCTTCGTTCTCCTTCTGAAGGTCGGAAAGGGTCTTGCCCTGCGTCTCGTTGGTCTTGAGCAGGTCTTCTAACTTCTTGGTCAGTGCCTGTTCACGCTCCGCTGCGGCTTTCTCCTTCTCCTCAAGCTCCCTGCGGAACTTTGCCATGAATTCGGGTTCTTCTTTCTCCTGCTCGGCTTTGCGTTTCTTCTCTGCCTCCTCCTCGGCTTTCTTTTTCGCCTCGTCCTCGGCACGTTTGCGCTCCTCCTCAACGGCAGCTTTTACGGCATCCTCTATTGCCTTGCGCTTCTCCTCCTCGGCTTGCGCCTTGGTCTTTGCGATGGCGTTGGTCGCACGTTTGTCGTTTTCGGCTTGCAGCCCTTGCAGGTAATCTTTCTGTGCCGAAACAATACTCTGCAAATTCTCGTCCTTCACGTCCAAGGTTGCAACCAACATCCCTGCGTGGTGTTTCAAAATCTCGTCGCTTAACCCAAGCTGAGGGTAAGCCTGTTTTAATGCGTTGAAAAGTTTGTCCTTCATATATTAATTAATTTAGATGTTTGCAAAGATACGCACCGAAATACTTTAATAATTGCCCCGTGTGCGTTTATTTTGTCACCTTTGGTATAGGTGTACAAAAGACGGGCTATCTTCGCAGACAGCCCGTCCAAAACAATCTTTTTACCTTTCAAAAATTCAACTAATTACTACCAATTAAAGCAGTACCTTTGCCAGTTCAAATTGCTATAAAAGCACCCGTCAATTTCGTCCCAATGCCCGAAAAGCTCCACGTCCTTGCCGACCATAATGGCGAAACGGCTGCCACCTGCGGTCTGCGAAATTACTCGGTCAGCCTCTTCGGATTTGAAGCCGTTGTGCTGAATGGCTGGGTAGATTATATTACGAAACGCAATCTCGGAGTCGGTCATGTCGTTTTTTGACTCAATCGGCAGGACACCGTTATGGGCAAATTTAACCCCACCTTTTGAGAACGGGTGGCAGTTCGTCCGTTTTACAGACCCGTGGGTAGCCCAGCGAAAATGTATGATGCAGGGCTCGCTCGTTTTAACTGCCTTGATTGCGTTGAAAAATTGCTGATAGCTCAAGGTACGAAAGACGGTCTTTGGGGTGGCGAAACCCATCCCGTGGTGATTAACTCGGTAGCAGTCCCACAAAATTTGGCTGCTTGGCATTTCTACGCCCGAAGGCTTGTAAATTATTACGCACATAATTTTGAAATTTTTATGAAGCCCGAAATTTGCGCCACATTTGCGCCCTGTCGGGCTTCGGGTTATTTTTAATATAGTTTATTATCTTGGCTTGGTTTTTGCCGACACGGGGCGTTTTTGCCCCGTGTGGCGGTTTTTATTTAGGCAAGGCTCTCAATACGTGCCTTGTAATACTCTTTAACGGCAGGGCTTACCCAATCAAGCTCGTCCAACGAGGTGGGCGTGGCGGTTATTTCGCTCTCGTGCGAAAACTTAATGAGGTCTCTCAGAAAGTTTACCCACATTATAATTTTGGTGTAGTTCACCGTACCGCTGTGGTGGCGAAATTCAATGGTCTTGTGGCTTTGGTAGGCTCGGGGATTTACCTTGTAATAGCGTCCGCCCATTACGCTGCAAACGTCGCTCTTGCGGTTGCAGCCACCGTAATTGAAACGTACAATGGTGTCGCAGTAGGTGGCGTTGCTGCCCCTGCGTGAAACAGGCATAAACTTATCAATTAACGCCTCAAGCTTTTGGTAGTTTTTGAAAATACGAATGTAATGCTCGTCGCTCATTTTTGAGGCGTCAAAATGTACGTGGAGTCCGCAGCTGCGGTTTACCGACGCCCCGATTGCGTTGAGGGCTTCGCAAACGAGTCGCAGGTCGCTCTCGCCCTTCACGCCTTTCAAAATGGGGCTCACGCACTCGATGGGGTTAGACCCGTGAAGCGAAGCGTCTGTAACCAATTTGAAGCGGTCGTGGTAGTCGTTATGGTTGTAGCCTTCGTAGGCAATATTAATGCCTCGGCTCTGCACTTCTCGGCAGAGGTCGTAGCTTGGTGCGTTGACGCACTCAATCTCAAC